TTAGAACGGTTTATAATGGGGCATTTTGTCATGCGGTGTTGCGATACACTGCTCTGTAGTTTGCTTACGAATATTTTCTCGTGCTTCATCTGGATTATTTTGAAGTTGTGCAATTGGTAATGCATAAACTTCATCAATAATTTTTAAGATAAATGTACGAGTAATTTCATCTTCAATTTTCTTTGCGTGTTCAACAGCTTGGTTTTTTTCGATTGCATTTTGACGATCAAGCATAATTGAACGCGCCGCATTGCCCATACTCGTACAATAGCCATGCCATTGTTCTTCAGGCGTTAAGGGTTTCTTTTCACTACAGCCTGCAAGTACAACACCTAAAACAAGAAACAGAACTTTTTTCATCATTAGACTGAACTTAATCTGATGGCATCATCATACTGAATATTGTCATATTTTCCAAAAGCTATTCGGTTAAAATCTTTGGTGAAATTTTTAGTTTTTTATTTGTTACATTCCATTCGAGTTCCGTTCATTTGACAGACACCGCCACGAGATGACAAATAAGTATTGCCTGTGACTTTATTATAATTATGTCCTTTATGATCACTACAGCGCACACCATTACAGTCTTTGATTACATAACTTTGTTTCTTTGTTGAAACTGTATTCTGAGCGGCACTTTGACTGCTTCGTGCTTTATTTACTGTAACTGCATTTTCTTTTTCAACGGTAACAGGTTTCGCAGTTTGCTTGTTATTTTGTTTGTAGGGGCTGTAATATTCATCAGCGATAGCTGCATTGGATTTAAAATTGTCTGGTTTAGCCTTATCGTGATCAGACGCAGTGTTTTTTTGCGATGTAAGTTGTGGTTCATTTGAGCGTTGTGTAGGCGGCGGCGTTGCTGAATACGTGGTTACGCCATTCGCATCTACCCATTTATAATATTGCTGAGCGTTTGTGTGTAACGTACAACCTAATAGCATTAAACTAATGACTGCCCAAAATCGTCCATAAATGACAGAATTCATCTCTACTTTCCCTAATTTGTCACAATTTTATTAAAATTAATCTTTTAAATTCAATACTTTATCTTAATATTATTCAGAAAAATGCACAATAATGTAGCTCAAAAATAAATACTTGCGCTTAAATTCTTGAATAGATATCCAAGCTCAAGTCGAATGGAAAAATTTTTATTTGATGATACTTTTTTTAATTCAAAACATAGATGTTATTAAGGCATGTTAAATACAACTATTATTTTATTTGCCTAGAAAAAGCCGCTCGAAAGCGGCTTATTCAGTTCTTAAAAACGCCAGTTCTGAGAATGTTACTTTGCAATAAGTGTGTTTAACTGTAAATCACTATAAGTATCTGTATATTAATGCATTGCATTTCAATAACACTTCGCACTAACAATATATAGTAGTCTACATTTATAGTTCAACAGTCTACAAATCAGTCTACATTTTTATTACTAACTATAAGCTTGCTAAAATTGAGAAATAAATTGATGCTTAAATTATTACGACATAAATTTTCTGATGATTTTTTTGAATTGATTGAGCTTGATAAAAAAGATTATTTGAGAGAATGACTATGCCCTACTACATCAAAAAGAATAATCGATATCTCACACTCGAAGATGTCTCAAATGAACATTATGATGATGAATACAATATCGTGAATGAAAGGTGGAATTTTGCTTACTTTTGAGCTAACTTATCACTTGCACCAAAACTTAGGTTGTTAAAGGCTTATTTGTGATCGTTTTGGTGCAACCAATTTTTTTTACATTTTTATAATATAAATTAATCTTTAAGAATGTGTAAATTTGAGTTGCAGGAAATACTAAACCCCATTTCCTATTTCCTGCGGTTTAGTGATTCCAGCCACACTCTAAATTAGCCATTCCTGAGTGTGGCTTTTTTTTGCATTTTTAGTAGTTTTTTATTCCAAAATTATTCCTAAACCAAAAAACTGTACATGATACGAAAAAATATTGATCAGTTCTGATAAACTCAACTTAAATAGTTATGGCCACGCCTCGCTCAATCTTTCCGCATCAGCTGCGTGTTCATCAGCTTTTTGTGCCACATTTCGATATTCTGTGATGCAACTTTCGAGTATGTCACTGCTGGTATTTGTGTATTCAATGATGGTTTCTCTGGAAGCTGCGGACAAACGCTGCTTTGCACTGGCAAGTTGCTTTGACAAGCTGTCAGCGCTGGACTGAGCAATATCAGCATCAGACTCAATTTGTTTAATTTTGGCATTATAGTTTTGCTCCGCTTTTAACTGTTGTTCTGACCATAGTTTTTCTTTGATTGCTGAGTCTGCTTTGGCCTTTGCATTTTCAGCTTGCAGAATAATTTCAGTCTGCTTGAATTTATCGATCTGCCCTGCTTTCAGGTTCAACAAGGCAAGGCAAACAATCAATAAAAAAGCGAGAAGTCCGATTAAGATTTCTCGCCATTTTGAGATGATTAGGAATAATGTCATTTTAAAAATAACTCCATTTCAGCTTTGCGACGTTTTACCAGCCCAGCTAGAACACGACCACCAGCCTTATTCCACTTTGGAAATTCAGCAGCTGCACCTTTGTAATCTTTGGCATTAAGCTTTTTAAGCAAAGTCGATTTGCTAAGATTGCCTTCGCCAAGGTTATAGGTGAATGAAGCCAAAGCATCAAATTGGTTTTGATTAAGAGGTACTTTCACCAATCGATTGATAGCATTTTCAAATACAACTAGGTCATTGCGAAGATATTCTTCTGCTTGAGGCTCAGTGCATGTATCGCCTTTTTTGACTCGTACACCATTGGGATATTTAATTGTGCCAAATCCAATGGTCCAAATGCCTACACCATCGTCATAGGCTTTCAAACGTTTACCTTCGAAACCTTTGATTAAGTCCACTCCTGGATTACTTGTTTTCATTGCTATCACCTTTCTTTTCTTGTTCAGAACTACCAAAATAAAATCCGCACGCTGTTGTCATCGCACCTGCAATAAAACCCAGTGCTGTGTTAATCAAATTGCTATTTTCCCGTGGCATATCCACAAAAAACAAAGCAATGATCAGAACAAACATCAACGCAACCAATGAGAAAGCTAGATAGGCTCTTGTGTTGTCATTATTCATCGTCCTGCTTCCTCTAGCCGAGAAACCTTCTCTTTTATCAAGGATTGATCTTGGCTCATCTGAATAATTGAAGATCCCACCCAAGCGCATAGAGAAAACACGACACCAGCAAAAATCCCGAGTAATACACGCAGCACAGAAAGCCCACCATCTTGAGAGGCTGTCCGATTTTCTAAATTGGCAACCTTGATATCCAATGTATCGATATCCTTTTTGTTTTGTTCGCTAGTTTCTTTGTGCGCTTCATTAATGAACGTCAGTCGTGTAACGTGATCTGACAACATGCGAATATCACTTTGAATTGAATCAATTTTCTTTTCAAATCTAATCCCATAGGATTCGTTTTCAGACATGTAACCCCCTATTTTTGGCAATAAAAAAGCACCCGAAGGTGCTGTGTGATTTGTAAATTTTAAACTAAAGGAGGTTCATTCTTATATGGATGATCCGCTGGTAAATTTGCTGTCAAGCTGTACTTGTGTGCAGCCCAACCAAACAATCTATCGATATCATTTATATTTTCAGAACCCATAACTATCAAAGGCATGAGATAAGAAAATGTATTGCTTGATCCTCCAATACTTAAAAATTGGTCTGTGGAGCAAAAATCAGGAGATTTGCTCCTTTCAATATTAAGAATCCCATCTATATAAATTTTAGACTTACCAGATTCAAAATCATACTTCAGCATGCACATAGACCATTTATTACCCAAATCAACAGTTGCCGCGTCTGTCACCCAAACACCACTTCCTGTTTTGAAATAAAAACAAGGTTTAAACAAAGAATAGTCATAAAATCTAGCAAATCCAAGACCGTTATTACCCGATTTCATAATAAAAGAATCGCCATTAGTCCCATTTGTCGAGGTTGTCTTTATAATAAAAAATAACCAATGATATTTTTTATTATTAAAAGCACTAGCAGCAGTACTGTTTTTACACCCCCTACCATTACTGCTATTAAAACATTTAGAATTTATTTGACTATTATGCTCAATACCGAACCCAGCAGCACCATAAGAATCAAATATGTATTCATTAGAAGACTTATCTGTAATCTGTTCAAGATTATTATTAAAATCAAATATAGCATCATTTGCATCAAGCCATATTGCTAAGCCATCTATGAAATTAGGAGTCCATGGCTCCAACGCTGATTTTTTAAAATTAAAAATAAATCTTTGAAATGAATCATATCCATTTCTTTTAGCATACAGCTCAAGCCGATTATTTACAGCCATCTTCGATTTTAAAACAATCGCTGGGCTATTCACATTCTCAATACTTTCAACTAGCGTGTCTGTATCCGTATCATATAATTCAATATTATATTTGACATCAGATTCAATCGTAACACCTGCATCTGTGAAACCGAGTATCCCGCCTCCAGTTTGCTGAACTCTATTTCGATCAACCCATTCAACAGTTAAATCTGCGTTTATTTCGTCTTGTGGCCAATATTCTCCATTGATTTTGACATTTGCCGGTGCATAAGGACGAATTGCACGTGCATTCATTTCAAGTGAAATGACATTTGCAAGATTGAGTTGCTCTACTGAACTCGGTGTAGTTGTTAAAACTTGAGCTTGAACGACTTCACTTTGAGCGTATTGAGTTGAATCATAAGCAATGGCTTCACCCCAAAACACTAGACTACCGCCTGTGTGCTTATGTGGCACAGTATCAAGCACACCACGTTTCACAGTAATAATCTTTGTTTCGGTGTCATAAGAAACAAAAGCCATCAATTCATCATTCATCTGAATGATTGTGTCTACAGCGGTGTCAACAAACTTTGGCGTATTCCTTTGCTCAACAAAATCTATGTCTTTGACTGCAAATGATGTATCCAAATAATCAATTGGCTGATCAAGATACAGTGCTTGACAGTAACTTAACGAAGAAACGCGTTCAAAATCAGTATAAATACCTGTTGCACCATCTGTATAAAGCAGCGCATTGAGAGAATTATTTTGCGGCTTCGGTGCTGCTACTGCTAAATAACCCATTTCAGGGTTATTCGATAATTCCAAATCTACTTGCGATTGTCCGAATTGTTGAATAGCCTCAAAATAAGGCATTTCAAAAACTATAGGCTGCGTCGGCTGCGGTGATAAAGAGTTTTCAACAGGCGGATCAACAGTAATGGTCGTAAAACTTTGACCCGAATATGGCACAACTTCAACAAAATCAATTGAAACAGTATTATCACGCCCGTTTCCGAGCTTGATATTCATCACACGAGCTGGTAAGTCAACAATCCCGCGTTTTGCAAATGAGATTTTGATCATATCATAGCGATTGATCTTGCGAGCCTCATATTTACCTGTTGTAAATGTGCCTCTCCACGCTCCAGTTGAGAGTTGTTTTAGCTTCCAATTCCCCACCATTTCAGCATTACGTCTATTCATGAAATATGGAAAATCAACAGTTTGAGATATTTCACCGCCGATCGTATGAATTGAGCCAATATCAGCCAAATTAAAAGATGAATTTTTAATATTCGCACGATCGTAATAGTTAATATTTAAGACATTCACCGGTCCGTCAGTATTGGTTATTTCAGCCTCAAATGTCTTAATTGATTTTTCGTCAAAACTATGTGCCTGATCCAAATCAAACCAATCATCACGAAATAATACGACTTGATATTTTCCAGTTTGTCGATTAATACGAACAGCGCCTTCAATATGTGAACAAATATCATTTAATACATCAATGCATTTTACTTCTTGAATTGCATATGAAATACCTAACCCCTCTTCATAAATTCGGTCTGCTGCAATCTTAAAATTATCCTCATCAATATCAGACTCGGGCTTATTTAGAGCTGTATAGTCAGTTAATATTTCTCTTATTTTATGAATAGGATTAATATCTGCTGATGGTAAATCATATCCACTATTAACTTTATATTTAACAAGCAAATGCACAAAAGGCCTTGGCGTGTTTTCAAGAAGATATCTATACCCAATATCAACTATAATTTTATAAAGACCTGCCTCAAGAAATTGCTCGCTTTCAATATAAGAATAATCATTACTTAATATGCTTGAAATAGTTAGCGAGCTGACCCACGTGCCATTTATACTTCTGTATAAAGAAATTGCTGCGTTGTTCTGAGATAAAATCGCAATATATCTGAAGTTTCCACCTTCCCACCTAAAAAATCCCTCGTAACCAAAATATCTTGTAACAGCACCGTTCCAAAACCCGTCAGATTCAGGAGGGTAATACTCCCAATTGCATGGCGGAATAATTGTTCCATCGCTGATTTCAATGCCATGCTCTGTGAGTATTTTTTGCGCGGCTTGAAAACTTGGTTTAACTTTAAGTGCTGGGCCATTACCTGATACTGCTGCTTCATAGCTTTGGTCAACATCAAAAAATGGAAAAGTTCCAGAACTCCAAGGTGCAACATGACTTCCGTTTGGATCGTTCCACGAGACTTGGCCAGACATTGAAACTGGAAAAGTTAGATACTTATATCCCGCTCCACCCTCTCCAAAAATCCGACCTATTTCCGCTTTTTCATCATACCACTGGCCACTACCATCAAATTTCTTATGAATACGTTTTGGCCAAATCAAAATCTCTTTCATATACGGGTTATTACCCCAATAGAAATCTTCATAAACCAGATAAGACAAATAGCGATAAGCCACGGGCGGTAAATCATTTTGAGCCAAATATGCAGCGTAGATGTCATTTGATGTTTGATTTGGGTCGCCATCTTTAATATCAATGAAACCAGAAATACCACCTTCGGTTTCTCCGTACAAATCCTGACGATCGATGTTGAATTTTCCAGCCTTAATCAATTCGCCCTTGGGATGTCTGATCCAGCCGCGATTGTCAAAATTCCAACCCCATATTCCTTCAATACAATTCCCGATCATACCCACAAAAGTTGCAAAATATTTATGACCCGTGACTTGCTTGCTGCTTCCGCCCATTTTCAAATACCTCTACAACTTGTTGTGCCATTGCATCATTCGATGCTTTTACAATTTCAAGATCGATTCCATTCTTGAGAAAATCTTGCCAATCCCAACCTTGCGCCAAAAAAAATGCCCGCGATCCGCGAGCACACATATTGGCTTTTCGTATGTCTGACATATAGATTCGCATTACTTGCCACCTTTGGTCTTAATGTCTTCGACACGTTCGCCAAATTTATCGACATAATTTACGTACATGTGTGGGCTGCCTGCAATATCACTAAATGATTGCCCTTCATCTGCGAGTGAACCATCCAACTGTGAAGCTGCTGCGCCATTTTTCTTTTGCATCTTACGCATTTGGTAGACAGAATATATCGCAGATGCCAATGCTATAGCGATTGTTGCATATATAAGCCAAACAGGTATTGCAACCATAACCACCTCATTTAATAATTGTGTCGTTTACGGGATTTGTGGATGGGATATTTGGAAAACCATGATGATTCAAACTATTCTCAAAACGCGCATGACAAAGTGAAAGCGACTGATCACAACCGGGTGCAATCAAAACAATATCGCCTACAGCCAAATCAATATGCGGTCGATATAACCAGACTTGATTTGAATTGCTGTTATCTATGATGAATGTATAAACTCCATCTTTAAACAATAAACCCCGTGCAAACATATTGTTCTGCGCAATCGTCCACAGCACTTCCTCTTCTGTCGTTGTGGTGCTTTCTTCGGTTTCATGATCAACAACCGTGATTTCAGTGATGATCTTTTTGCTGATATACGGCACATTATCTATGATTTCACCATAACCAGTACTCGTCGTTACAACGGTCGTTACCAAATCTCCATCGTCATTCGTTTCTTCAGTTGTGACAATATTAGGTTCAAAACTGAATGATACAGACAGTCCAGATATTGCTGTGACTTTCGCATATGATGCCCATTTCTGAAAATCCAGACTGCAAAACATGTCGTAAATCTTGTTCGCACAAGGTTTTTGAAACTTGCGAGTTAAAATATTACGGTTTTGCAATGATTCGGCAGTCGAGCAAACAAGTGTTAATGTGTTGGCATCTTCATCATATTTGGGTTGTGTAACGCGACCCTTAAATAAAACCAGCGTTTCACCTTTGTACAGCTCCAAAATCGTCAGATAAACTGTTTCTAGATAGATTTTATTATTAAAAATCTGCTGAAAGTTATCACCCGCATCATTCAAAATCTGGTACTGAAACATGGATACTTCAGTTTCACATTTATCAATATCTGCATCTTCAATATCACCACGCTGCAAGCCTTTTACTGGCTTATACGTGATTTCATCATGAATAACTTCTTTTTCAGCACTGGTGAAGTACCATGTTTTAGAACCAAAGCTAAATTGGAATAAATCCTTTTTTGATTTAAATAGTATCATGGGGATAACTCCAAAATGGGTACAACCGCCTCTACGATATCAGCCCCAAGAAAGCTGAATTCCACCGAATCCGAATTCAGTCGGTATAAACCTAAGTAGCTTATTCGCTGGATGTTTGATGGTGGTGCGGGGTTAAGACTTAAAATCCTATTGGTTCCACTAGTTCCAACATAGGTAATTTCATGTGCAGACCAAACATCATTCGCTTTGATTGCAATATGTTTGCGTGAAACCACATAATTATCATCTCTAACCGTTAATGTTGAGCCTGCCAGTGACACAAGATTAAGGTTCTGCTCATAGGTGGGGAGCCAAAATTGATTTAACTTGCCACGCCTACGAAAAAACCATTGTTTATAATCATTAAACTCTTGTCTGGATTTGATAATTACGCGAAGGTTTTTCGTAATTTGAGGATTCAACCAAGGCGTATATTGTCCAAAAATCCCTGTATCGCCATCGACCACGCTCTGTAGTTGAGTAAATGTGATATCCAGAAAATCGCCATCCAAGAGTAATGGCATAAAGTACAAATCATCACCCTTAAACTGCTCTGGATCTGGCGAGTTTGAATACTCAGGATTATCAATCACCCTAAAACTCACTGTGGGCTTCATCATCATCCCATTGATCTGACTACCCACATCACCATCGATAATGCATCTGCGGATTGGAGTGATAGATGCATTGGTTGCGGTAATGTTTTGATTTAGCCGATAACCGTCTATAAAAACAGTCTCACCATCTACAACCTCATAACGCCCTATTTCAGTTATTTCAATAACCTTGTTCCCTTCATTTGATGAAATAAGTGCAAGGCTTTTTTCAGGCATATATCCCAGTTTATTTGACGTATTAAACTCGATGAAGTTTTTATTCAGAATGTTGGGTATCGTCTCTTTTTCAAGTATTTGTGGAATAGCAAACTCACTCCTCAAGCCAGCATATAGACTGTTGTAGAGAGGAGCTATCTGATCGTAAACCACTACATAAGGCATCGTAAAAGACTGGCGCGCATGATCTCTCAAAGGGATGCGTTCTTCTGAACTTCCATCGTAAGATAGGTGGACATCGGTCTTAAATTCCAAACGCTCTTTGGTTTCAAGCAAAGGACAATTCGTGAGCAAGATCAGCTCACCAAAACTTGTAGTGATTTTCATAGTTTGCTCACAAAAAAACCGACCTGAAAAGGTCGGTTCCAAGAATTAATTTATCTATTAAGAATATATTCTGCTTTTAAAAGTTGTACTTTAATCCGACTTTATAAGTCACACCATCAACATCAAGCTCAGAATCACTACCAGATGCACAGTAGCTTTCAATACATGCTTCGGAGTCATTGTTAAATAGCCACTCGTAACCCACATTACCAAATACTGAAAAATTCGGATTGAGTTTGTACCCAACTTCAAATGCAATTGGGAGTGTTACATATCTCAAGTCAAGACTGCCATTTAAGTCATACTCTGAATCATAAGCAGACTCTTTTAACCATGCGTAGCCAACACCTGTAGATGCCGAGCTATAGATTTTCTCATCCCCATAAAGATTATACTTTAACCCAATTGAAACTTGGTTAAAGTCTATATCAGATGCATCTTGATAAGCATATTCCAGCCATGCACTTAGTTTGGGATAGAACTCGTAGTCACCATTAATAAAAAATCCATTGAATTTTTCATCTCCTCCTAAATCGTTAGATCCGATTTTTGAACCCATATAACCTAAACTAACTGAATATTGTCCAGTTCCATTCTGGTTACCTTCAGACCACGATCGATTTGATGATGACTGAGTATCAGCTTTAACAGACTCACCCATTTCGGGTGGATTGGTATAAGTTGGTAACTGTCGCCAATCGTTCGCAAAAACTGTCGAAGAAATCACCCCGAACGCCAAGGTTAAAACAATATTTTTCATCATTAAGTCTCTTATTATAAGAAACCACAATATAATCAATTCAATAAACTTAAAGCAAGCTTAAATCAACCACCCGAAGGTGCTGACTATCGATTACCTAATACCGTTTTATTTCGCTTTATTACATTCAAGACCAACTTTTCACCCGCTGGGGTTGCTAGATAATCTCCAACCAGCGAAGGGTCTAGAACATTAATAACGTTGGTTATTGGCTGAACATTAGTTACTGGACTAGAGTTACTCTCCTGCCTCTCATTCAAATACCGCGTCAAATCTTGGTTTTGCTGTGGGTTTAGAACACGCTCACCACCATCTAACAACCATGTTCCCTCTTTTGGAATATTGTCTATACCGTTGTGGGCCATGCCAGTAATACTAGGCGTAAATGCCTGCAAGGCGGCTTGTAGGACACCTGTTTGTGCTGTAGCCATTCCTACTGCGGGTAGGTTGTAGGGGAATGGTGCTGAAGCCCATGCTGCCGAAATTGCAGTATAGCCATTCATAATCACACTTGCCAAATTTGCACTTTTTTGAATTGCAACCATTGCAATATAAGCATCTGAGCTTTCCTCTGCATAACCTTTAATCAAATCCCCCATTGATCCAAAAACAGAACTCATAGCTGATAAATTGCTAGAGTAAAGTTGGGTGTTTAACTCAATCTCCTTTTGATTGTAGTCTGTAGTTAATTCGGATTTGGCTTTAAGATACTGCTCGTGAGCTGCAAGCAATTGGGCGTTTTTTTGATCCTCATCATCAATCAAATTTATACTTGAAACTTGATTGCTATAAGCATCATTAAGACCACCAAGATCAGTTGAATATTGATTTTGCAAATTCCATTTAACATATTCGTTTGGATAATTTCTTTGAAGCATTGATTGAACGGAGTACTGTCCAAATTGCATCACATTATCCGATGCTTGATTCATAGTTTTGAAAATATCCATATCCTTGGCTTGAAGCAACTTTTTGCGGTTTTCATCAAGCAGCTCACCATTTGCGAGAATTTCTTCACGTTCACGCTGATAACGCTTAACAACAATCTCAGTTTCATTCAGATATGCTTCAAATGCAGATTGAACTTGCTCATCTTGCTCCCGTCGAACAGCCGCAATTTCAAAATCACGTTTACGTTGCAATCCAGATATTTCCTTAGCCCGTTCCTGCTCGTTGATTTTTGTACTGGTTTTAGCTAGCTCAATTTGACGCGCATAATAGTCTTCAAGCTGTTTAACACGATCTGTTTCAAATGCAGTCAGATTCGCGTAGTCTTCCTCACGCTGAACTCTAATCTGTGTGGATTGCTCTTGATATAACGCGCTCTCTTGAGCCAAACGAGTTTTTAGCTCCCTTGTGCCAGTGTAAGCTTGAGTGATTTTCTCAATCCGATCTTGATGTTCTTTAGCAAGTTTTTCTGATTCAGTATAGTACTGAGCATCAATCTCCTTGCGTTTGTCACTCAAATCTTTCTGAGCTTGAGCTGCTAAAGTTTGTTGAGCAAGAATATCTGCTTGAGTCGGCATGAGAATTGAATTATCAACTGCGGTTTTCCCGTTTACACCAGCAAACCATTTTTGAAATCCTGGTACATACCCCGCAACCTCTTTCCGCTTATCTGAGGATAATCCTCCGTTCAAATAGGAATTTAAGCCATCAGAACCTGCGTTATATGCCATCAACGCATAATCTTGTGTACCAAATTTGGCTCTCTTTTTTGCTAAGTCTTTAGCTGCTGCCGTAGCTTGAGCTTCAATTGAACTATTTGCATTTAATCCATATTCACGTCTAAAAATAGATGTTGTCTGAAATAAGCCTTTGGCACCTGTAGGGCTAACAGCATTAGGATTTCCACCTGATTCCTGAAGAACTAGAGCCGCTAAAGTACCAACTGGCAACCCATATAAACCTTCAATTTGGGCAAAATTATTTGCCTTAGCGATGCCTTGAACTTTAGCAATCGCAGCCAATTCTGATTTATTAAAACTATAATTTTTGAGATTAAAGTTTTTCATTGTTGCATCAACAACTGACTGCGGCAACCCAACTTTAAATGCGTTTTCACCATTGGCGCTAGATTGAGCATCAGCTAAAGCATTAGCTTTATCAACTCCCATGCCACGCCCAACCAAGCTTTTTATATACAAGTCACGTGAAGCATCCTTCCTTAGTTGAGTGATATATTCTCGTTGTTTTTGAGTTAGCTTTTCCCAAGCACCTGCTGATTCATTTACAAGTTTTGTTTGCTCTCTCTGTGAGTTATTTGCTTCATCTGTTGCCACTTTTAATGAAGATACTACACTTTTTTGAGCATCCAGTTTAGCTTTGGCAGAAGTGGCGGCACTAGAGTATTTGACCATATTTGCATTATAAACATCAGTCACATCAGATAATGAGCCGATACGATTTGCTAAATCTTCTGCGGTAATCGCGCCTTGAATAAACTCTCGTCGCCATGCGCGGATTTTATCTGCCGATTCTCCTTGTTTTAATACCGTTTCTGCCAAGCCACTTGCATAAGACGCAACCTGATTTTTTGCCGCCTCATAAGCCTCGGTGTCTGCCTCTAGGTCTTTTGCCGCATCATAAGCGAATGCTCGTTGCTTAGCTTGACTTAAGCTATTGTAATGATCCACTAGCTCACTGATAGATTTACCCTGCATATCAAACGCATCAGTAGCATCTTCTGTTTTGCGAGTCATTGCATAGTATGTGCCACCTGCAATAGCCACTTGCACGCCTAAAGCAATCAAACCCAATGGACCACCAACAAGGCTCAACATTGCCCCACCTAAGCCGCGAGTAACTGTAGTTAGAGTGATGGTTTCTCCTGCCATTCGTGCCAGAGCAACTTGGTAACGAGTATATTGAATAAGACTTGCAGCAGCCTGAGCGCCCGCAATACCGAATGCGGCAGCCAAACGAACACCAACCACCGTTGCTAAAGCAGTAGCACCCGCTTCAACTTTATCCCAGTTTTCAGCTATGGCCTCTATAACCGGAATAGCATCGTTAATTAATGTCGCCTGCAAGCCCTGCCACTGCAAATCTAAAAGTTGTAAATTAACTTTTGCTTCAGCAAGGCTTTTAACCATGTCGTCAGACATGATTGCGCCCGCATTTTTTGCGGCATCACCCCAGAACTTAAAGCCCTGACCATTCTTTTCTAACAATGGAATCAGTAGCGAAGAATCACTAATAATCTGTTCCATATAAAATTTCATGTCATTAGTTGATGCGCCTGCTTTTTCTAATGAATTATAGAAAAGCTGTAGCGCCTCTGGCCCTGATAATTTTTGGAATTGTTGTATGGTTACACCTATTCGTGGTGCAATGTTGGTGAAGAAGTCGGCTAATGGCCCACCATTTGTTTGTTGGAAATCGCCAATTCTGTCCTGCATATCTTTCATCTTGTCTGCAAAGGATTCAAGCGAAATCCCTGCTGTTTCAGCCCCCTTGGCGTAATACTGAAATTGACTAACAGATGCATTGGCAAGCTTAGAGAATCTTTGAATATCATTGCCCGCATTAATCACCTTTTCACTATAAGCAACCATACCCGCAACAGATAGGCCGCCAACGGCAAGGCTCAATCCTTTTACCGCTATGGATGCAACATCCATTGATTCGGCTATGCCTTTTCCAGAATTTCTAGCCTGACGCTCTGCTTTGCTTAGTGGTTCGCTAAAACTTGCTGTTCTGGCAACAAGATCAAGTGTTAGGCGGCCTAATGATGCTGTTGCCATATCTACTTTCCTCTAGGCAATAAAAAACCCCGACTAGCGGGGTTTTACAAGTGATTATATCATTTCAACTTTTTATACATTAAATCCATCTCATTTAGTTTTTTATTAAAACCATTTAGGTTAATTGTATTATCTAAATAAGCTAAACTCGGCCATCGTTGAAATCTGGTCTTAATATTTTTACTACGCTTCATTGAATAGATAATAAAGTCTGGCACATCAAATATACCATCTTGGTTAGATGTGTATATATGATTTAAATATTCTGTTTTAAGAATAGCTTGCGTTCCAGGATAATTATTATCACCTATTTTGATAAAATACATATTTTCATTGCGAAACAACCAAAAACTATCTTTTTGTAGAATGCATAGTTTTTTATCGGTAATGTGGTCTATTTTGCATTCAACATGCCATTCATCAGCTAAAGCAGGCTTGCATAGGAAAATTAAAAAAATTAATAATACTTTTTTCACACCAAAACCCCATTAAGTAGACTTAATGAGGTTAGCTTAAAAAGGGGCCTGTTGCCATATTACACTCACTAAAAAACCACCCGAAGGTGGCTTGGTTTGCGTTTCTAGCAAGAAAACTATCGTATCAAGCATCGCAGTCGAGAACTTTAGCTTAACTTAATAGCCTTTTTCTTTTTTCATAGGTCTTCTACTCCATCTTATTAGTTGGTGTTATCTTCAAAAATAAAATCGATTGTTTCTCTTATATCTGGCTCAGCATTGATAACTTTTATTCTTTTATACGCAGACATTCCTAAGCGCGTTATAGGCGTCGCTAAAAGAGCATTCAAAAAGCTATGCGGAGCCCTTTTGATATTTTTACAATCTATAATTACTTTTTTACCACTTTCGATAGCAGGAAGTAAATATTTATCTCTTATATTTATTGCTTCAGATTTCAACTCAGCATGATCACCAAAATAATTTGTCATGTATAAAACAAATTGTTGATCAACTTCCTCATTTCTTAAAAAACTTCGTTCTTGTTCAGCATTCTGCCTCAATTCTTGAAGTATTGCGGTTAAATTATTACTATCTTCTTTACTTATTTTTATAGATAGAAATGCAATTGTACCTTTCCACTGGTGCGAAAGTGTTGTTGATGTTACATCTCGAGGTGAAATATGTACCAATCCATCATTTGATAAAACATACATATCGCCTTTAAGGCGCCTGATAATATTTGATGTTAAATACAAGCCCATTCCAGCATTATTTTTCGCGTTATAAGGGTCAGAGTTAGCGAACGTGCCTGATTTTTCTGGCTGAATTGCTAATCTTATCGCAGATTCATTGGAGTCTTGTCCCGGATATGTTTGCTCTATATGAGCTTTGATACCTATTCCTAAGTCTGCAATGATAAAATTCATTTCTCCTTTATTCCGATACCAGCTCATCTGCACAAGAGCTGGCAAGTTGATGTTTGTTAGTGGAGAAAATGACGGACCATGCTCTAAAGCATTATACATTAATTCACTTAGTACATAGCTCAAAGTATCCGTATAAGAAATATCAAATTCACCCGTGTAACGCTCAATGGCAGAAAGAATATCCTTGAAATCTTTACCATTAGATTCTTTTCTTAATGCAAATAGTGGTTTGTAATTATCCCCTTTAAATTGCTGGTAGGTATGAAAAAGAACATTAAAGCTACCCAGAGCCCCTAATCTTTTCCACATTACACTAGCGTCACGATATGCAGATTTATCAATAACATGATCTACAGTGCAACCTCTACTTTTCAAGTACCAAGAGTAAATAACAATCAAAGATATTGCTTGATAGTCAGCTGATGTACACTCTGTAAAATCAATCCTTACCTGAATATTTTCTAAACTCCAATCAAAGTACTTCAATATCCCATCAAAATCCATAATGCCATGATTTTTAAAACCAAAGCGTTTTGGCAGATTAATAGTAACACCACCAAATTTTTTAATTTCTTTCTTAATGGGCATTAAAGCCCTCTTCATTGCTTGGTTGCGCATAATAAATATAACTTAAACGATGAGCACGATATCAATCTATCAATTAAATCAAAAAATTTCTATTTTTTTATAAAATTCATCAATCTATTTATTAATTCAACAATCAGGTTTATGACATGGTGGCAGACTAACGCCCCACCATGCTATTCAAATAATCCTCAGCATCCATTTCAATGACTTTTGGCTTTTGTTCGTGGGGCATAAAAGCGTAGGGTGAAATCTCTTTACCATTTTTACCGCGATTTGAATTGGCATAAAATGCAAGTGCATTACCAATCGCTTGCTCGATCCGACGACCAATGTTTAGGCTGCCATGCTTCAGGCGATACGCTTTCCATATCGCCATTTCAGACAGACTTATTTTTTGCTCGGCTTCTGCGATGCTTCTTCCGCCAATTCCGTTGAGGACAAGTTCACAGAGGAGTTCGTTTCGTTCGAGGTCTTCGTCCGTGACTTTCCCATAAAGTTATTCACATCATCGGCGAGCTTGTGTAAGGCAATAATGAACGCTGGATCAGAGTCGTAGACTTCCTGAAGTGAATCAAAAAACGGGGTTCCTTTCTCATCAATACAGATACTTCCTAGCAATTGACTTGCTTGAAGCCGCTCAGAGTCAATGGATTTTAATTTCGATTTTTCAGGATCATCATAGTTAATATCCCAATCGAATGCCTTTGCAGCGTCACGACCCGCTTTAAAGGTCATGCGCTTAATGAAAACTTCACCATCAAGATCAGCATTGTCACCAACTGCCAAATCTGGTGATTCCGTCAATTGGCGCATTTCTTCAAGATTATGTTCTGTCACAATGACAGACCAATTAACCTGTCGTGCTATTGGTGCGCCAACTTTTGTGACATTTTTCGATTTTTTAAAATCAACTTTAGCCATTTTAATTCTCAAAAGTAAAAGCCCCTTCCGGGGCGTGAATTAGGTTTTTGGTGTACGGATTACTTCAGTTGATCGTTCCAATGTAATGGTGTATGCAACCAGTGCATCGGCTTCAAATGTTGGTGCAGGGCTTGATAAACCACCCATAAACGACCACCAAGTACGAGTTTCAGGTAAAGTAACACTACCACCTGTTAGTGTTGGCGCATCATTGCTATCTCTAGAGCCGATATAGAATTGTAGGTTTTGTTTTTTGTCTCTGGCCCATTCTTCTAGTTTGTCGTGTGATGTATTTTCATCATCGAAATCATAGCCAATTGAGCCTTGACCCGGATCAGACAACCCTGATACATAGGATTTTGTATTCGGCTCGTCGAGACACGTATTTTCAATACGAGTCGTTGAGTCAGAACCAAAGTCGATAGTCTTGATACAGTTAATTTTTGTGATGGCTGTGCCATCGTATACATAAATTCCCATACCGTTTACACGTACGTTCGCCATGAGTAGTACTCCTCAATTTTTGGCATTAAAAAAGCACCCTGTTGGGTGCATTGGTTTATTCTCTTTTCAGTAAAATACAGCGAGCAATTCTGCTAATGCCTTGATGATTTGAGCTATTGGAAACAGAGCAACAACGAAGATAATCCAATAGCAAAAAATTCTTACTGATTTATGCGTTTGTACGAGTTCTAGTGCTTTCACTATCCAGTCCCCGATGTTAAAATTCATATATGGTTTGCTTCCTTCTGCATCAAGGTTGTAGACAACAAAAAAGCCCATGATTACGAGTCACGGGCTTTTTGCTTTTTTGGAGTTAATTTCTACCGACTCAAAAACCAATTCGCATCAAATCCACGTGCATAAAGCTTCGTGTCATTTTCGTAATGGCTGATTCTCGGATTTAAGATAAAGCTTTGTGTTTCTAGTGCTTTGCGTATCGCTTCACGTGCTTCATATGCTCGTTTTTGATTGGTGTCATATACAATCACTTGGTACATGACGTGATCAGCCCTAGCGGGGCAATCAAGACTATTTTCAGCACTTCCACCCACTTCTTGCCAGACAGCATAGGGCACAGCAGTATTCAGTGGTGCAATATCTTCATAAACACGCAAGTCATTGCCGAGTAATGTCTTTACTGCACTGTCTGCATTAAGTGTTCGGAATATGGGTAAGAAACTCATTTGAGTAATTCCTTGTCGAGTTCAAGAGAAAAAGACTCCGCGAACCTGTTAGTTACTTGCTCAATATTGTTTGCTAATGCAGGTCGCATGAATGGAGTTGCTGGCATTTGAGATGTTCCAAATTCAATGAATCGCCAATATTTAGTATTACCACCAGGTAATGCGATTGTATTCTCATCAGGTACCTGCTTTGCTTCGCCTTTTTTCTTTCTCTCCTTGAAAACAATTTTTTTGCTTTTACTATTTGATCCAGCACCACCCATGATACCAACACGCATTCTCACGTATGAACTGTTGCGGGTTTTACCCTGACTGACAGTGACATTCTCATAAATCGCTTCACGAGTTACTGGGTCGTCAATTCTTTTTGCATTTTGTTTTGCTGCATCTTTAACAATATTCATGGCTTTTCGTGCAGCACGGTTAGCAGCATTTTTAACAAGCCTTTGGTTGGATAATCTATTTAGTTTTTTTAAAACTTCTTCTAACCCTTCAAGCTTAATCTCCCCCCCCGCCATAAATACCTCACTTGGGTTTTTCTACACCCTGCCCCAACAAGAACGTGCAATATGTATATGAGTCTTCGTTGTCATCAAGCGCCTGACTCTTGATCGAAAATACTCGCCCTTTCCAGACCACTTGCATTTCGGTATCAATGTCAGTGCGATAACGAATTTTCATTCGTGCTGTGACTTCTGATTGATCTGCTTGTGCTGAAATCAGGTCTTTGGCTGAAAGTGGTGTTACTTTGGCCCATACCTTGGCGTATTCAACCAAGCCACCTTCGATTTCAAAACCATCTTCATCTCGACCACCTTGTTGATACTTTTGGATAACAACTCTGTGTCTTAATTCACCTGCGCTTTGTCCCATATCTCTCTCCTATATTGCCGTAGGCGTGCGATAAGGAAATAGCAATGCTTGAACAGGTTGAGGCATGTAATTTCCATTAACTGGCGCGTCAGACTCGGCATTGCGGTACTTGTCATAGAAACCAACGCAGACCAGAACAGCCAATTTAAATTCTTCAGGCGGTTCTGCATGATGAACTTCATCCGTATAACGAAAAACCGCTGATTCAGCGGCCTTTATGTAGATTTCTAGGTTCGTATCGTTGGAGTCATCATCGTAGCGAAGATGCTGTTTGACTTCTTCGAGTGTGACTAAGCTCATTCTGTCCACTCCTTCGCGCACAATTTAAAGTTTTTGTGGTCAAATTCACCTAAATGATTGTTTTCGACATGCCAGAGTGCGCCATTCTTTGTAATGAACTGACCTTTTTGGTACTGCACATCGTCTTTGAATACGCCCTTATAGAGCGATTTAAGAGAATTATCGGACTGGTTTGAGCTTGAATCATTCTTGGTGAATGGATCATCTTTAGCATCACGCTTGGCAAGCGCTTCCAAATTGTAGTTTTGCTGTTGTAAATAAGGAGATTCACCACCTTTAACAGGTAAATAACCCAACTTCTGGCGCGCCTCATTGGGGGCAAAGATGCCTGCACTGATGCCATCCTTGAAGTATGCAATTTTACTAGATGAATCCATACGAATTAGAACATCAAGATCAAGGAAAGCCGCAACACCATAAGACGGTAAATCCAATCCCTCATCCAAAAGGTTTTCACGTGCTTCGATATAGGATTGAAGGCAATCTGAATAGTAGATTTCGTTCAGATCAGAAACTTTAGTTGCACCTTGAACATCAGTCACGCCAATTTTGAAAGGTGGCACATTAAATGCCGTACAAACAATACGAGCAGACATCCCAAGTTGTTCAATTAATTGACTGTCTATCGCTGACATTGAAATGTTTACGTATTTTGCTCCATCGGACAAAAGACCAGTTTTACCCACATTGGCACCACTATAATTTGCATCCCATTTGGTTTTCACCTCTTGGGCTTTTGTTGCATCTAATGGTCCAGGCACCTCAATAACACCACCTGGTTTAGATCCATTGGCAAAAAAGTTTTTAGAGTTTCTGAGAATCGAAATACCCTGCTCAGATGCCAGACTACACGCCATGATTGGTGTTAATCCCACAAGCGGATGATAGAGCGCATTAATGCGGTCATGGATGATTTCAGAAGCGGGAATAATTACATTTTCTGTCTGTGCTAATCGGTCATTGGTAAGCTGATAAAACACATTTCCCTGATCATCAACAAGAACAGTCACAAGATCAGGGTTTAAAACAACCAATCGGTACAGCTCACCAAATACATCACGCATTTTAAAGACGTAGGTATTACCACGAAGCAACAGGCTTTGCGTCCATTGTTCATTAAATTGTTGCCAGTTTTGGTAATTATTCGGTTTTTGAAGTACGCGCTGTAATTCTTTTGGGGTTAAAGCATCAACTAAGACACCTTGCTGCTTCTTTTTTAACAGAACAGGCATCTTGCCAATGTCTTTAGAGATAAGGCTTACACAAGCAAATACCGCATAAAATGCAGTCATATCTTCGCGGGTAATTTCCTTGTTTTCTTGCCATGCACCAGAGTATGGCTCTGCCACAAATATGCTATTCCAACTTTGCCCCGAATTATGGACACTTTGATAGCTCTTTTTACCTCTCAACCAGTCATAAATGCCCATTTTTACCGCCTTATTCTTCAGTTTTTACGTCTTTTTTGGTGCGATTTGCAGCCTTTTTAGGCTCTTCATAAGGCTTTGCAACACCTGTTTTAATAAGGATATTTGCCGCAAAATCTTCAACTTCTTTCACTTCGCCTACTTCGGCATCGTGCATAACCTGTAAATATTCAATTTTCATAGCTGTTCCCATAGCTCAACAGTGAGTTTTCATTGTTCAGATATGAAAACAGCCCCAATTAAGGAGCTGTTTTGGATCGATATACCGATTAAGGCGTGTAATCAATGTATGCCGCTGCAATGGCGCGACGTTTCGCCCAAGTGATGAACTTCTCTACACGAATGGCAAATTTGTTTTCTTGCCATAGGTTATGGGTTGTAGATCCATCAACAAGCGTTGCTTGATCGCTGTACGCCACATCAACACCACCGTCCTGAGCAACAAGCAATTCGCTCATTTTTACAAGAATGATCTTGTCGCCAATGGATTGTGACGTGATAACTGGAATACCCAGAAGCGAACGCGCTGCACCCGCAAAGCTCATGCCGTTGAAATATGTATTTCCAAGAGCATCACGAAGCAAAGCGTATTGCATTGCACGCGTTTCACTCATTAAGAAATACGCATTGTCAGTGGTAAGGTTTGCGGCAACAAATGTCGTGATAAGTTTTAACAAATCGGCTTCAATTGCTGCTGCCGTAGTGCCAGAAGGTTCAATTGCTGTTACACCATTCAGAATACCCGATGGAGTCACATCGGTTTGCGCTTGAGTACCAAGAAACGTGGTATCAATCAGCACTTTGGTTGCTTCAATCAAATCATTAAGCACAAGTTGATCAATTGCTGGATCGGCACGACGCAACAATTCTTGCGTATAAACTGTAATCGCAGCCAATTTATGCTCTTTGATTTCGATACTGTTGAATGTCGGGTTAGTTAAAGGCTTTTTAGCACCTTCACCCACCCAAGAAGCAGTACCACCGCTTAATTGCCCGTTAATTTTTACATTAAACGGAACAGCACGATAACCTTTCAACTTATCAAAGATGGTTGCATTACGAAGCAATTCTAAGAAATCGCCTTTATATGTGTCTTGCTGCACAAGTGGCGCAGCGAAACCAGCATCAGTAGTGGTACCCAAGGTGGCTTTTTCAACATATTGAACCACTGCTTCGTCATAACCTAATGCTTTTGCCGCATCAACGACAGTCATTAATCGACCTTGTTTTTGCTCATGACATGCAAGCATTTTTGCACGAGCAAATTGTGCGAAAGGCATCCCTTTAGGAAGATTGGATTTAACTTCAACCTTTGGATCAGCTTTTGGCTCAGGATCGCCTTTTGCAGATTTTTTTGCTTCCTCAGGATCATTACCTGCAACAGGCGTTGCGGTTTTTGCCGCTTTTTCAATCTCTGCAATTTGAGCTTCGGTACGTGCAATATTTTTCTTAATTGCCTCAATATCTTTTTCAAGAACCTGAATTTCTGCTTCAGTTGCTTCATCAGGTGTTGTGCCTGCTGCTGCTGATTTAGACAGTGCAGTTTGCATTGCTGCGTTTTTATCTGCCAATGCTTTGAGCAGCTTTGCTAAGTATTCTTTCATAGTTTTACTCCACCCTGTGTTGGGCTATTTAGTTTTACGATTACGTGTTTTTGTTCAGATGAATCGCCATCTGGAACGTTCTGAGGTTGTTTGCCCAACGCGGCTTTGTGTTCCTCAAATGCTTTTTTAAAATCTGTTTCGCTTTCGCGATTGCATGGAATGGTGACTAAGGAAAGTTCATAAAACTCCCAATCATTAAATTTTATGCCACCACCTTTGATCATTTCCGCGTCATCCCAATTTGGGAGAAACCCAACGGATAGACCCTTGATGAGGTTGTGTTTCAAGGACTGATAAGCCTCTTCAATTCGGGCTTTCAATGCGCCTTCTTCTTCTATCTTTGGAAGATGAATTTCAACCTCAATCCCTTTACTGGTCACTTTCACATCCGTGACATGACCAATTGGTGATTTATGGTCGTGGTGAAAAAGTAATGGCATTGGCAAAGTGAACTTAGCGCCTGTGGGAACCATGATGTCTTTTGCTCGATCCTGATTGGGTGTGCTTGCCACCCCTTTAAATGTTCGTTTTTCATCGTCTACGGCTTTGATTTCGAATGAGCCGAATGATTTGTGCAGAGCAGTCATAGCCCCTCCAAAATGCAAAAACCGCCAAATAAGGCGGTTATTAAAAGAAAACCACCTTTCGGCGGTCTATTTGGTTTATAGCTTAATCTCTTAAGCGATAAGCTGTAATTGTTTTGAACTATCCAGACTATCAAGCAACTTTAAAGTATCTTTAGGAATCTCTGAAAAACACTCATTTGCCCCTCCAAATTGAATATTTGGAGTGTATTTATAATCAACTAACAAGCGATGTAACTTCTTTTCAAGATCCCAAACAAATGAAGCACTCTCACTGATAAATTTGATAACTTCATATGAGTAAGGCATATCATAACTAAATCGGTTTTTAATTTTCTTTACTGTAATTCCAATTTTGAAAAAAACTTCGTTGCTTGAGTAGCACTTAATAAGATACAGGTTGCTTTTCCCATCATGTCTTTCATCACACAGCTTTACATAATCTGATCTTTTCCAAAGAGATATTTCATTTTTGCATTGTGGACATCCAACTCCCATCAAATGGTCATTAGGGGTCTGCATAAATGACTTATGAAATTGACAAATGATCTTAACTTTAATTTTATTTCCACGATAATTAGTCAAGTCATAGTTGTACTTATCACCATGTAACGCTTTGGCTTTCTCTATAAATTCTGATGTATTGCTACTTAACTTTTCTTTAATCTTGTCATTGCCACAATGGTAACAACCATATCTGTAGTGTTCCTTAGCTTCTTGTTCAAATAAACCATGCTTTGGGCAGATAATTTTTACTTTGTGTGCTCTACCTCGGTATTCAACAAGAGAGTAATCATAAAAATTATTGTGAATAGATGACACTCTGCTTATAAATTCGTTTGTAGTTAATGGCATCTTACCAGCACATGCCAAACACCCTTGCCCCTTTAAGTGTTGCCTACTTTCCTGAAAGAAAGGTCCGTGAGTATGGCAAATAATCTTAACCTTCCCATGTGAGCCACAATAAACAACCTCAGAATAGTCATATTTATCAAAATGAATTTGCTTGGCCTTTTCTATGAATTGCCGAGTTGTCATTTTAAATTGCGTATTCTTTAATGCACCATTAGAATTGCTACCAGTCATAGTCGTTCCAGCTTAACGATTAATGATTAAAAGCCCATTAAGATTGCCGTCTTTTTGGGCTTTGTTTGTATAATAATTATACCACAAACAACAACCTACACGAAAAAAACACTATATTCTTTTTGTGCAGGTTCGGGGTTCATACTCATTAGTGCTGTAGCATTTAGAGCAGCAATTAATGGATCGATTTTAGCTACACCACTCTCCTGCTTACTGACCATAATGCCATTACCCTTCATGACAATACGAGCATTTCCAACCACCCAAGTCATCAATCCGAGACCTTGGTGCCATAACTCACGACCAGCAAGCTTTCTTTCTAAAGTTTGAAGATAGCCAGCTAACTTGTATCCTTGAGGAATACCAATGATTTGTTCTTGCGGTATTCCCGCATCAAGTAGACCATCCAATAACCCACCTATCATTAGTGGATCAAGGCCAACTTTGTCTAGCTTTCCGCTATCAAATACCTTTTTCGCAATTAATGAAATATCGGCAATATCATCACCTACTTTCTCATAAATCGTGAGGCTTCCTTCCCTTACAAAATCAAGCAGCTTAGGAGCTTCAGACTTTCTCCTCTCTAGGACGATCTGGTGACACCATGCATGGACCCACAACATCCACTCTCTTGTGGTTTTATGTCTCCCCATGAGAGCAAACCCCAATAAATCATCTAATCCACCACCATCGCCAGCTAATTCCAATACATCAGACTGCTCGATGATCTCATCTAGGGTGATATTTTTAGCCTGTTGATTCCAGAACTCAGCACCTGCCCACCGATTAGCACGTAGATTCATGCCAATTTCAATGTTTAAGTGCTTTGCCAAGAAGTCTCTAAGCGATTCTTCACCTGCATCTTTGACCTTTTTAAACTCTGAAATCAGATATTCAAGGTCTACCGATGCGCCTAAGTTTGGATTAGTGATGTAGAAGTTCTCAGGTTTTAAGTGTTCGCCTGCTTCGACCAAATGTTTTGGAAACTCATAAATGAGAGGCAAGAAGCCTTTATCCTCTTTGATCCCATCCCGTACATCACGGGCATAGTCTAAAAGCTGCTTAAATACTCCACACGGCACTTCATCCGACATTGTAGACAGATAGATCACGCAACCTTCTGGGCGAGACGCTAAACCACCTTTTGCCTCACGGAACATTGATTCAGCGTTGGCACGTTTACCAAAAAGCCAAACCTCATCGATCAAAATGATTGAAGCCTTTTTACCTGCTGCCGCATTTGATTCCGCTGCGATAACTTTAAGAGTTGCCCCAGTACCCAAATGAGTAACAGTCTTTGTGTGCTCAGACACATTGATCATTGCACTAAGTTCTTCATCAGCGCGGATAAAGTCACGAATCGGGTTAAAACTATTGTCTGCAACTTCCTTTGTTGGCGCTAAGATAATCAACTCGGCAGAAAGACGGTCATTCAACAGCAAAGCAACAAGCATTACACCAGCTGCAATTGTGGACTTAGTATTCTTCTTGGAAATCAGAAGAAAGAACTCACGTATTAATCTACGCTTTGTGCTTGGATCATACGCACCAAAGATTGCACGAACAAACTCAATTACCCATTCCAATGTGACATCGCCCATCTTTGGACTACCCATAACATCGACTAAAATCAGCTCTTTAAATATGCGCTCTGCTACATCAGCCACTTGTGGAAATAATGGCTCACAAGGCATGAGCGACTGTTTATTGACAATACGCCCCTCCCAGTCTGGGCAAGCGGTTGTCCATTCTGGAAGCATTGCGGTCATAAATTTACCTTGATATATAACCTATTTGATAGCCAACTGAGGGTGTGTCCATCCCCATGCTGCGCAACACTGTAGACATTACAATTGGCTATCAAATAAGAAACCGCCCGAAGGCGGCAGTCTTTAGATTTTTGTTAATGGTTGCCAAGCAGCAATCTGCTCAGGCGTGTAAATTTCACCGACCTGAGCCAAAACAAACTCATCTTTTCCTTCATTACACACATCAAAGTATGCAACATGATAATCCACTGATTCTTCATCAATTTGAATTGCTACGGCTACCATAGAATTGCGTTCTGGCAACTGGGCTTTATCTTTAATCCAACTCATTTTTCTCTCACATAAAAAAGAGCCATCAGGCTCGGTTATAAAAATTGGTTTTTATCAACTAGGCAATTGGTTATTCAAAGTGCCAAACTTGCCTGACTTAGTTGCAGCCTTAGCCGCATCCTCTTTGGTCTCTTTCTTGCCCTTTTCGGCTACTTTGCCGTGAACGTATGGAAGGGCGGCTTGGGCAGCTCGAACTCGCAGCGCCATGTCTTCCACTTGGTCTGTGTAGACTGACTTCAAGAACTCAAGCGGATCGTCCAATTTATTAGCAGTCTGGATAGATGTGAAAGTTGTTAAAGGTTTAATGTCGTGTTTAACAACTTGCTCGGGTGTGGCTTTTTCAAGTCGTTCAAGATAGGCAATAACATCAGGGTCTTTTGCTAAACGCGCACCTGCCGCAGATGCAGTCTTTTCAGGGCATCCAGCCAAAATGGCAGCTTCTTTATTATCTTTGCCGTTTCGTTTTGCGAGGGCAAATGCCTTCTTTTTTTCTGTTAAAGCCATGTACCCTCCTTTAACATATTTTTGAAAACTGATTTTTTCTTGTAAGTGAGGTGGGCGGTGGTGTCCGTGAGCTTTGAGCTTGAAAATTTTAACTCCCCCCTGCCTGCTGATATTTTACGCACCATTTTGATGCATATTTTTATTGGAATAATTTTCCACAAAATCATCCAGATCAATCGCTCTATCACGCAGTGCTTCTCTTGCATCACTTGGCAAGCGAGTATCGAACTGCATGCCACGCATAAAGTTAGCTGCCGATTCAAGCTGCGCTAATAGTTCTTCATCGTTCATTGTCTGCTTTCCTTCAAGGTCTTCGTCTTATGACAAGGCACACACAAACTCTGTAGGTTTGATTCATCATCATTGCCACCTTGTGCAATATTAACGATGTGATCTAACTCAAGCTCCATTGTAACTACACCACAGCACTGGCATGTGTACTTATCTCTTAGGTGAATCTTTGCCTTGAGTCTGCGCCAAGGACGACCACCACGACCTGAACCCCAACTATTCTGCCTTGGCGTTCTCTGTGCCTGTAGTCTCGGCTTGAGTGTTTGTAGTTTCATTATCTAATCCAACGTTCTCGACCTTGGTCTATCTTCTTCCTGTTCCGTAACCTGCATCAGCAACTCATTATTCTGTTCCAGTGCTGCTAGGATTATCTGATCCTTGTTCGCTATCTGCTGAATCAGTGTTGTGTTCTGTTCCACTATCTTTGTCAGCAATTCCTCTAATGCGGTTGATTGCTTTGGCTGTTCTTTCTTTTGCTCGCTCATATTGAACTCTCATCCATTCACGACGTTCTTCACATGATTTACAGACCATGGCTTACTCCAACGCATATTTCAAATCATCAGGCACAGGCAAAACCAAGCCAAACGTTTTAAGCGCAAATGATTCAATTAAATTTAGATACTCAGTGAATTGAGCTGTATTCATTCGTGTTGTAGAAGTCTCTCGAATAACACCGTTTGCTATCGCTTCATATTGCTCAGATTCGCTTTGTTTGAGAGTTTTGATGGCTAAACACATTGCTGCATATTCATCATCATCACGCTTCAATATGCCGATTAGAAACTTCTTCTTGAACTCAAAGTGCAATTGATCTTCATCATTGCCTGTCTTTCTATGAATCTCATGAAGCCATTTCCAATACAAACGGTTTTGAGCTTTTGATCTGTCTTTTGCTTCGGGTTTTATCTCAACCACAAGCGGCTTACCCTCATTAATCGCCTGAGTGTAATTGGTATGCATGAAGTTAATGGCTTTAGTGATGTCAGCATGACTCTGGATAGGAAACACGGCTTTTTGCATTTCCTACTCCCAGAACTTCGTGCGGCAATTAAATCAATTGGTTATGCTTTGTTGAGGTACTTCTGCTCGCGCTCGCGATCTTTCGATGTGGTTAATTCCCAAGGCAAGGCAACCCATCCAAGGTGAGAAACCTCATCTACGAACATTCGATTTTCAACTTGCGCTTCGGAAATCTGAAATTCAGTCAAGTCACCAGTTGACACAATACGGTGTCCATTCACATATTTTTTTAGAAACTCGAGAGCATTCTCGCCTTGTAATTCAACCATTAGAAAACCTCATAATTTTTAATATTTAGATTCAACATCCGCTCAACTCTCACTAGCCACTTCTCAAACATGGCTTCACTTTCTGCCCGGTGCTTTTAAATTAAAAATCCCTTTTCTTGCATAAAATCCACAGGATGCTTTGCGCTCTTTGTTAAATTGCAATTCTTGCAAAGCAATTGCAGGTTGTGTGGCTCATGCTTGCCGCCAAGTTTTATCGGTAAAATATGATCAATATGGTATCCATTAGCAATTGAAACCTTGCAGATTGCGCACTTAGCTTTTTGCAGTGTTTTTAGGTTAGTAATTGTGCCGCGTGGCAATCTTGGCATTATCTTTCCACGCTTCCTTCTACTGCTCCACTCTTTAACTCTCTCAGGATTTTTTTCCCTGTATTCTCGCAGCTTTCTCGCACCATCAATCTTAAATTTCTCTTTTGTTCTTTCGCGGTACGCTTGCTTCCCACCAGTCCAAGAGTGATGTTTCTCACCGTACCTGTAATTAATCTCACCCTTACTCCTCATTTCAGCCATTCTAGCAGTAGCTTTAATCTGCATAGATTCGCCATTCCTAGCGCAAACATCCTCGAGGTTACACTTGTGAGAGAAAAACTTTCCTCCGCCCATTTTTAGTTGATATTGTCTTGGGGTGAATTTCTTTTTGCAAACTAAACACTCTCTTTGCCTTTCTTTTTCGCCTTTTTCAACAATGTTCTTTCTGTACAATTCTGCACATTCACCACCACAAGTTTTATAGCGATTTAACTTACTTTTTGGTAAAAACATAGTACGCCCACAATGCCGACAATCCGTCGTATATTTTGTAGGGTCAAACTCAAATCTTAGCTCATGCCACCCTTTGTTTTTATCTTTCATAATTAACTACTTAAGATACATTTTACTGTATAAATTATAGCATATTCACACTATATCTTCTTGTTATTTCGACTATTTTCAATGTATTTTCCACCACCACTATTTAAATCCAAATCAAAATAAATCATCGTTTGATATGCTTAACATTCGATTGGTTATATCTAGTAATTTCTCAAAAAGCTCTTTCGCTTCTCTACGACTTAAATTTTTATAAGTATCTAGCGCATGGTGGCAAGCCCTACAAAGGCTAATCGTAAATTCATCCGATGCCTTTTTACCTAAGGATTTCCCATACTCAGCCCAATTCGCATGACATGCTTCACTTGGTGGAGGATTACCACACCTTACACACGGAAGCTTGCGAATCTCAGCCAGTCGCTTAGGACTACGCATAAAGAGCTGTGCGTAAATTATTAATACGCTCTTTTAGCTTGATCATAATGCCGTCAATGGTGCGCATCTCATTCAGTGTTAATCCTGATCTGCTGAGATTCTGATACTTAGACAGCTCAGCACTGCAAAACTCTAAGTCTTTTTTCGCTTGTACTTTGTCTGCCATAAATCCCAACCCTTCGGAATTTCCGAATAGTTGCCAATCGCTTATTGTCGCGCATCAAGCACTACCCGTAAGTTCTTAATCCTTTCCCTGAACTGCACAATCTTCCGGTCCACTAAGATCATTTCTTCACGTGAGAGTAATTGGCGAGATAAGCTTTGATACTTGTTCAATTCAGCAGAATACATTTCGATATTTTTTCTTATTTCTTTTGTGTCCATACAAACACCCGTCTTTAGCTTAGATGAAGTGAACCTTGCTCGTATCACTTAGATTTGCCGAGAGCGCTAAGACGCTATTCACTTCTCTAAATTAAATGGCACGCCATGCAGGACTCGAACCTACATCAATCACACTAGAATTATGATGTCTTATCCAATTAGACGAATGGCGCATAAAAAAGCCCCACCGAAGCAGGGCATAAAGAGGAAACTGAATTAAAACAGCCCAGCTATTCAAATGAACAACTGGGCTGAGCAGTAACGTAGTTTAAGGCTGACTGATGTGTTAAGGGGTCGCCAATCCGCAAGTAAATACTCACCTCTTTAGGTGGTCAATCCAAGGGTAGTGTCTTGTTCAAAACCCGCACCCTTCTACTCACTTTAATGACCAAATAAAGCGCTTATCAATTTTGGTTTGAAAGCCTGATAAGTAGCTCTCGGTTTTTGCTTGTGATCAACCACATACAAGCGAATGTGTTAGGTGGCATCATCAAGCCATGTCTAAACCCTTTATGCCCTCATGATGTGCTGGTGATAAACCAATGCCAAGGGTTGAGGCAATAAAAAAAAGCCCATCGGATTATGAGCTTTTTATAATTGGTCACTTTACTGTGTAATACGACCAGTATAGGAAAATACTACCTTATATACCGTTATTTTGTCAAATAAGCTTTGTTCAAATTTTTTCTATAGATATCAGTGTAATAATCAATTTCATCACGCATATCTTCAAGGGCGATATCCACCATCTTTTCAAGGTACGCATAACCTTTCAAATAAGTTTGAACCTTCATTTCCTTAATACCAAAAAAAATCAACTTGTCTTCGGCTTTCAAGACATTGTTTCCGCGCAAATTAAAGAACAAAGCCATCTTTGCTACCTTGAAAGCAAATGACTTTAAGTCAAACCTTACGCGCTGCACATCCTTTGCTAAAGTTTCATATAAAATCGCCGCTAGATGATGATGTAAAATATGATATGCCATGGTGTTGTCCCGATAATCACCCCATACCAGTAATTCACAATATGCCTTTGTTGCCACGTCTTCAATTGAAGCAATAGCACCGCAACGATCTTCCCAGTTTGCTGCCTTTTCTCCTGTCGATGCAGTAGATGCTTCATAGCTTGCTGTTTTAGCTCTCATTTGCTGACCAACCCATTCAAGATTTGATAATTTTTCAACTACTGCATTCATGCCATTCCCCTTATTTAAATATCGCGCAACTGTATTGGGTGCCCTTTACCCAAAAAACATCCTGCTTTTTGCATACCAGCAATGTGTTCACAATTGACCCACCCAAACCTATGATCATCATCAAAACTATGATCACCACCCATATTCCATCAGAATCTTTTTTACGCATCACGCAGCCTCCAGCATCAAATACTTTTTAATTTCATCTATGGCTTCATCCGCACCGAAGCAGACTTTGCACATGTAACCTTGTTCTTCTAAGCGTTGAATCATGAGCCTTTGACTTGGTTGTAATTTCCCTTTCTTTGACTTCAACTCAATCCAAAGCCCGTGTACTTCACCATTTGGAACGATAAGCTGAAGGTCTGGAACACCAGCCTTCACGCCTAACTTCTTGAACTTTGCAGCTTCAATTATGTTTCTTGAGCCACCATTAGGAATATGGAATAAGTAATCACTCAAACGTCCTGAACCATACTTCACACGATGCGCCCAACTCATGAGCGCCATCTGTTCTTGATCTTCTGTTGGCACTCTATTGAATCGCTTAGAACGAGCTGCCTTCAGTGACTGGACCCTTTGAGCCTCTTTGAATGTGGTCATTGGTCACCTGCCTCAAGAACATCAGTTCTTTCACGCGCTAGATATAGGTCAACTTCTTCAAGCAAGGTTTCATAGCGTCTTTTCGCTTCACTACCCAATGCAGAAGCTTCCTTCTGAATTTCCCATGCTTTGTCGTAGTCCTTTTTTGTATGCACTGGCTCGTCAGGGGCATGCACAAAACAATCCCGAAACTCTTCAAAGCGATTGATAGATTCTCTATGGATTTGAATCCAATGAATAAACATCATTCCGATTTTGGCCAATTCTTCGTTATTCACTGTCCTTCCCCCTTGAGCGCTTGCTCTTTCTCTAATGCTCTGCGTGCAATGTCTTTAGAATATGTATGGTCTTCTGACATCTTTACTGCCCAATATCCATTCAACTCACATCCATTGAGTTCCGCTTCTTTTTGCATATGTGGAATCGGGTAAGCGATCTGGTCTAACGCAAGCGTTAAGGCATCCACCCGCTTTTGCAGCTCCTCCAATTTCGCTTGCTGTGCTTCCTCACCAGCCAAATACATAGCCTTAGCTAGATTCTTTGTAGATTCCCAAACATGTCTGTTTTCTTTCCAAGCTTCTTCGAACTTTTCCATCACACACCCTCCACTTTGCAGAGCGGGCTAACATCGACCATGTCTAAGACTTCGACCTTCACTTGCTTGTAAGACTCAACGAGTTCGTAGTCTGCTAATCTTTTTTCAAGACTCGAAAATGTAACCATATCGCCTGAGGCACGATAGTTAGTAATAGCCGCCTTGACTGATTCAAACCCACCTGATCGCTGAACAATCTCAACCGATTCAACCACCTGTTTGAGTTCTTGAAGATCAACCGAATAGTGGCCAGTCATATTTGGAAAGCTAATAATGTGCCCGTGATTCTGATCTCGACTTATCCAAAAAACAGCCCAATCAGGCGCACCCTCCAAAACCGCTTTAGCTTTCTCAATACCATGTACTGCTACAAATTTATGTGCTTTCATGCTTAACCCCCTCAATCGCTCTCATACCCTTTCTCATCATTTCGAATTGGGTTTTTGAGCACGGTGTTTTACGGTTTTTAATCATCCCGATCTTTGTGCTTGAACAATTCATATAATTCGCCAAAGCCAAAGTTCGACCCAATTTCGCATCTAACCAATCACCCAACTCTTTCGCCTGCTCATCGCTAAGTCTTGGCATCTGTGCTTGAGGTTTTGCTCGACCACGCAACTTCACTTCACGATTGTTAAATTTTTGCTTTGGTGCAATACCAGTGAATCCTTGAAGCACTGTGATTTGATTGCCTTGAGCCAGCCATTCTTCTACTGTTGTTGCTGTCATGGCTTAATCTTCCCTTCAACATTCAATAAGTCTTTAGTGAACTGCGTTGCTACATAAGTGCAATTAGAGTCTTTCTTGATATATCCGCGCTCCTTTAAATCAGCCAAATAGTTTTGAATCGTGTTAATTGGTGCTTCCATCACACATTCTTGAATATCTCGGCTTGTGAATGGTTTTGTCGCATGACTTGCGAATAAGAGAATGTCAAACACGTTCTGAAATACCTCACATCTTTGAGCAACTGGTCTTGGATTGTTGTTTTTCATGCCGCACCTCCGAATAAATCTTGTTGAGATTCGATACCACCCCACTGCATAGCCATGGCGTCTGCAATACCCTGGAATGTCAAACTCCTTGCTTTTCTGCGAGCTTCCGCTGGTAGTTTTAAGGTATCTAAATGCCATGGGCTATCCGTGCCTTTACCGTTTTTGTACTTCACAATATTCGGCTCAACTACTTTGGTTGCCTTTAATGCAGGTAAGCCTTTTAGCCATAAGCACGTAGCTTTGCGTTCATGTTCTCCGAACATGTATGGATGTATAATTTGTGAAGGTTTTCTATAAACCTTACTCATGCAGCCAATCGGGTTTTCAATCGCCACTTTCTCACAATCCAAATCTGTGAAAAGTCTAAAAAATGCTATAGCTTGTTCTTGGGCTTTCTTTCTAGTTCTTGCTTTTTCCCCATAACGATCTGTATTAAACCAACGATTCCCAGCAACAGATAAAAATGTGCATGGCGGATGAGCGACAATAAGATCCCAATCGTGATAAAGCACATCTCGTACATCGCCTTGATAGTGTTTGCCGGGCTGCTCAGTGGGAAGGATGTCGCACGACATAGCATCATGGCCCAGCTTAGTAAACGCTTCACGCACTCGACCGGAGTATTCACATGCGATTAGGATTTTCACACCCCACCCCCAACTGCTAACGGCACTTTCTTGTTATCTGCCTTGTGCATTTCGATATATTCTTCCCTGTTATCGAATGGATCAGGCCAGTATTCAGAGTCGGGTTTGAGTTCAATCTTTTTTAGATCACCAGTCATTTTGTTGATCTCTTTAATCTCCCCTCTCACTGCTTTTTGCGCTTGGTTAATTGCTTCTTTAAAACTCATTTTTTGCTTCATGAGTTCCATTGTCATAATGCGGATGCGCTCTTGATCTTCGGAAAGACCTATCTTTTGAGACACAGTTTTTTCTTCAGCTTTGTAGCCGATCTGCTTTGGTGCTTGATGCCATTCTTGTTGCTTACCTGAAGCTTGAGCTTTCAAAAGATTTGCAGCGTAAATACCTTTGAACTGGTTGCGCGCCTCATTCATTTGACCAAGCGTGATCATGTATTCGACTTGATCTAACGCATATTTAGTCAAAGTCGTAATTTTCTGGTTGCGATCTTTCGTGTATTCACATGCTCTCGCCCATGCTTCATCCACTGACCACCAAGAGCCTGTTAAGCACATTGCTCTGAATTCAGCGATAGTTGGGCAATAACGACTGGAGCTTAGTTGTGACAGCCCAAAGTTGAATTGTTGCTCTGTGATGCCATACAGCGCACCAATGATGATAGTTTCGACCTGCTCAGGTGACACGTTACCCATTTGATGTGTAAACAGGTTGCCGTGAATGACGCGCATGGTGTCAATGAGTTGCTGTGCTTGCTGTGGGCCAAAAAAGGAATTAGTCATGCTGCACCTCGATCACATCAATGATGTTGTTCGGCTGCTGCTGATTTCGTTTTGCGTAGTAATCAGCCCATGCTTGTTCACGTTGTTGATTTGGTTTTGGTTGGTAGGCAGTTTGCTGATTGTTGTTTAGCTTTGCCCAGTCATCACGAATTGCTGTTTTGAAAGCAGCATCCCAATTCAGGTACTTGTACCCATTGGCTTCACACTTGGCAGTGAAATACTCAAGATGCTGCTCAAGGTGTTTGTAATTTTTTTCCAGCGCCCAAGTTCGGACTTGATCGCTGATTGTGAAGTTTTTAGGGATTGATGTTTTTGTCTTTCCAGACTCGCGTTTTTTTGCGGTTGGTTTGACTTGATCTTCGCCTGTGGTTTTTTCGTGTGCGAGTACACTATCTGATACTTCATGGTAGTTAATGGTAGTTAATGAATGTTTGTGTGACTCTGCGTCACTACTTTGTGCGCTTAAAGTCACTACTTCCTGCATTAAAGTCACTACTTCCATGTCGTCAAAGTCACTACTTGTTTTTCTAAAGTGGTGACTTTGCGTCACTGCTTTAGTGATGTTTTCTGCAACGAACTTGTATTTTGAATTGCTTCCTTTTGCTCTTTTTACCAACAAAAAACCAAGTTTTTCGAGTTGCTTAATATGGTGGCTAACAACACGGTTTGATAACCCAGTGTCATCCATTAATGTTTGGATTGTTGGGTAGCAAATGCCTGTTTCAAAATCAGCATAGGTAGCCAAAGTTAAAGCAACATGCTTTGTGGTTGAGTGCATCTTGATTGAGCGAATGCTAGTGACGTAATTAAACTTTTTTTCCGACATGGCTTTTCGCTCATTTTTTGGAAAACGAACAACCTCACCTTGTGGGTGTGGTGGTTCATGTGCTAAATTTGATTTCATTCAATGCTCCTGAAGTTTTGAATACAAAAGCCTGACCTAGACCGTCAGGCTTTTTCTTTGTCTGAATCCCCGTTAATCCCTTCCAATCCCTCACCGAAAATTACTTCTGTAGAGAGATCCCGCATCAAAGCTCCTAATCCCAAGCGCTCAAATGATTTTGCTTGTAAATTAAGTACATGCCACTCACCTGCTATTTCCTTCTCAAGTAAATATGCAAGGTATTGAGCAAGGTCTTTACCTTTGATTTCAGCGAGTACTTTTGCTCGCTCATGGTTTTCAGGAGACAAACGCACATGCGTAGATTTTTTATCAAGACTCATTTGAGTGTCCTTAGGCAGCAGAAGATTTGTTGCTTTGAATATTTGGGTTTAGAAATAAGTGTGGATATTGGAGTTTCACCTTTGCTGGTATTCCTCTAGTCATCCAGTTTTGAACTCGCTGTTTATCTTTGAAGCCTAGTAGCTCTGCCACTCTTGTAGAGCCACCAAGCCGTAAGAGAATTTCTTTATCAGCTTCGATAGACATGGTTGCCTCTAGTAAACGTTTGTTTATTTAATAGTAAACATGATGTTTCCTAATGTCAAATCATTTGTTTAACACAAAGTGTTTACTTTTTTAGATAATGTATTTGTTGATGTATTTGGATAATGTGATGAAAGAAGAAAAGGCTGCACACCCCTCTGTTATTCGTCTTTTAGAGGCCAGTAAAATGACTCAGGAGGAAACAGCTAAAGCTATTGATGAGTCGCCTCAAACAATAACAAACTGGAAAAAAAGAGGCGTGTCTAAAGCTGGCGCTCTAAAGGCTGCTGCACAGTTTGGTGTATCGGCGAATTGGATTCTTAAAGGTGAGTTAAATAAGAACGAAGTAAACCCAACAAAAGTATTAGAGTGGGATTCTGAAACTCCTATTGACGATGACGAGGTTGAAATACCATTTTATAAAGAAGTATTGGTTGCGTGCGGTTCGGGGTCTTTGGTTGAAATGATTGGTAATGAAACTCGCAAACTAAGACTCAGTAAAGCCACTCTTCGACAGTATGGGGTTGAAGCGTCAAATGCATATGCCCTAACAGCTTTTGGAAATTCAATGTATCCAGTCATTAATGACAGAGCGACTGTGTATGTTGATGTGGGTAGGACATCGATCATTGACGGTAAAATCTATGCGATTAGTCATGGTGGACTTTTTAAGTTCAAGTATCTTTATAGAATGCCAAAAGGCGGTGTAAGGATTGTGAGTGCCAACAAAGATGAATATCCAGAAGAAGTATTAACAGCAGAAGAAGTTATGGATCAGGATTTTTGTGTGGTGGCTTATGCTTTTAATGTACAAAATCCTCTACCGTAATTGAAATAAACATTTCGTTTTCTAAGACCACATAAAGTGGTCTTTTTTTATGTCTCTGTTTAGTAAAAGAAAACAAAATAAATAAACATTTGTTTAATATTTTTCTTGACTACAGTAAACGCTGTGTTTACTATTATCTCACAAACAAACAAAAAAGCTCCGAACACTTGCAGGCGGACGGAGCTTTACTCAACGAGTGAGGTCATTATGACACAGAATTACGAAATTAAAAATCGCTGGACTGGTGAGGTCCTTTTCTCTTGTGAAATCCCTGACGGTATGGAATCTGGAATGATTGCACGTCATGCGGTTGAGACTGCTATTGCTGAGAGCGCGAATCTTCGGGGCGCGGATCTTCGGGGCGCGAATCTTCGGGGCGCGGATCTTGGGGACGCGAATCTTCGGGGCGCGAATCTTTGGGGCGCGGATCTTGGGGACGCGAATCTTCGGGGCGCGAATCTTCGGGGCGCGGATCTTGGGGACGCGAATCTTCGGGGCGCGAATCTTTGGGGCGCGGATCTTGGGGACGCGAATCTTCGGGGCGCGAATCTTGGGGATGCGAATCTTGGGGACGCGAATCTTTGGGGCGCGAATCTTGGGGATGCGAATCTTGGGGACGCGAAAAATGCTCCGCTTATTATCCCAACCTTACGATGGCTTGTTTGCATTAATGGATTTGGTTACATGCGAATCGGCTGTCAAAACCACAAAGTAGAGCAATGGAAAGCTTTTACAGATCAAGAAATTAGTCGCATGGATAGTGATGCTTTGAAATTTTGGAATCAATACAAGGTCATGCTTTTGGCTGCTTGTGAAGCGCATGTTCATTCAGATGAGGAGGTTGATCAATGACACAAAACGAATTAATCGATCAATTGATCAAGAATCAAAATGAGAAGCGTGAAAAGCTTGCGTCACCATCTTTCATGAATTTGCTTTCAATCGGCTTTGTCGTTCTGTTTTTCGCGTTCTTGTCTGCTGTTTTTGTTTATAAGGCTGCTGATGAGATGGACTATCAAGAAGCAATGGCAAAGGCTTATCAGGCGCAGTTTGCGGAGCATAATCATGAGTGAGCTGATTAGTGGTGTCGATGCGCTTAGAGCGCTGGCGGATGGCAAGGAAGTGCAATATTGGTCTGAAAATGACCCAAGCATTCAGATGAGATGGACAACAATGACTGGCCATTTTTGGGATCAATATAATTTAGGATATTTTCTTAATGAGAAAACAGCATTCAAATTCCGCCTAAAACCCCGCACTGTAAAACTTGAAATCGAAGTGCCTGCGCCTTTTCAGCCAAAGGTTGGTGATATTTACTTTATCGTTCATCCTGCATTCAAGAGTGGATATACCTGCAATACATTTGACGATACTGAAAAACACAAGGAATTTGTTAAATACGGTGCTTGGCGAACTGTTGAAGACATCAAAATCGTCGTTGAGCAGCTTCGCAAACTAAAGGAGCACTCAAAATGAATATGATGCTTCGTACTCCAGACTCGGAAGTTATTCGCATAATTTTAAACGAATACCACACCTGTAAAGCTTGTGGCTCAACAACTAAAAACCGTTTTTTGTGTGAAGGTGGATACATCTGGCAATGCAAATGTGGTTGTGCTCAGCGTGTCTGGTCATGCAGTAAAGACTACACAGATGCATTGAATTACGTTTTGTCGTGAGGTGTGTATGGGCTTGCTATTCAACACAGACTTTCTTGAGCAATTTGGGTGTTTTGCTGGCGAAGAATCGGAAGCCACGCACTACAGCACTTTTGGCGGATCAGATTGGAAGCTTTTAGTAAATAAAGATCAATTGTTTTACTGGGATGCATTATCCAAATCATGGCGCAGATGGCATTTGACATTAGCTCACTGCACACCAATTGGTGAGCAAGAACCGAATTTTAGATGTGGGCCACAAAAGCCAATTGAACAACAAGTTATCAATATTGTTCGCATAGATCGGGATGTGTATTACCCGAACCGCGGACGTTCACATATAGTGGGTGATTAAGATGAACTCAAAAGTAAATGAATTACAAGTTATTGAACAAAACGCAATTATTGTTGCATTTCAAAAAGAAAATGGCATTCAAGATTTGTTTGATCGAATGGCAGAACAAGCGCGTTCAATCGTACCAGATGTCACCACAAAAAAAGGTCGTGATGCTATTGCCTCACAAGCTTACAAGGTAAGTAAATCTAAAGCCGCTGTAGATAATCACGGCAAGGATTTGGTTGCAGGTATTAAAGCTCAGGCTGCTGCAATTGATCGTGATCGTAAGGCATGGCGTGACCAGTGTGATGCACTGCGTGATGAGATTCGAAAGCCGCTAGATGACTGGGAGCAAGCCGAAAATGATCGTGTTGCAAAGCATCAAGCGGTAATTAGAGCCATTCATAGCTTGCATGGTGAAAACATCTTGAATAAAGAATCTCACGAGATTAAGGGTTATATCTTTGATCTTGAAAATACAGAAATTGATTCGTCTTTCGAAGAGTTCGAACAAGAAGCCAAAATCGCAAAATTGGAAACACTTGAAAAGCTACGCACTGCCCTGACTGCACGTGAAAAATATGAAGCCGAACAGGCTGAATTAGAGCGTTTGCGTCAAGCTGAAATTGAGCGCCAGCAAAAAGAACGTGATGAGGCTATTGCTCGTCAAGCTGCTGAAAATGCACGAATCGAAGCTGAAAAGAAAGCTCAAGCAGAGCGTGAAGCCGCAATCTTGCGTGAAGAAAAACTAAAACAGCAAGCGATTGAACAAGCAAAACAAGCTGAGACTCAAAAGCAGCAAGCGATTGAAGCGGAACGCTTACGCATTGAAGCCGAACAAGCTGCAAAGATTAAAGCTGATCAGGAAGCGGAAGCAGCGCGTTTAGCGAATAAAGAACACATGCGCTCAATCAATCGTGAAATTTTGAATAAGTTTTGTGAAATCGGACTAGATGAAGGTCAGGCAAAAGCGGTTATTACTGCGATTGCAAACAACCAAGTTCCGCATGTTTCAGTCAAATATTGAGGATTAGAAGATGAATGCACCTGCAAATAACAATATTGTTCTAGCTCAAATGCACAAAGTGGCTGTGGCGTTTGACATGGTTGATGTGGATCCAGAGCAGTTAAAAAAGACATTAATTGACACTGTGTTTAAAGGCGCGAATGACGTGCAGCTTGTCAGTCTTTTGATTGTTGCAAACCAGTACAAGCTCAACCCATTTACCAAAGAAATTTATGCTTTCCCTGCCAAAGGCGGTGGCATCACCCCTGTTGTTGGTATTGATGGTTGGGCGCGAATTATTAATGACAATCCTGTTTGTGATGGTATCCAGTTTGAGCAAGATGATGAATCATGTACTTGCAAAATCTACCGCAAAGATCGATCACACCCTACTGTTGTGACTGAGTATTTGAGCGAATGCCAAGGCACATCTGAACCATGGAAAAAATACCCAAAACGCATGCTTCGTCATAAAGCGTTAATTCAGTGTGCGCGTGTTGCTTTTGGCTTTTCAGGTATTTATGACGAAGATGAAGCGCGACGCATAGATGATTGTCAAACTTCACAGGTTAAGACGGTTACATCTGACGTTCCAGAAGGATACCAAGAGTTTGAGGATGAGCACTTGCCTACCCTGAATCGTGAATCGCAATACGGTTCAGAACGCCTTAAGAGTGCGTATGAAGCCCTTCCCCAAGGTTCACACAAAAACCACTTGTGGGCAAAGCATTCTGTCAACTTAAAAGGAATCGCGCAGTTTGCCGACCAAGCCTTATCCAACCAAGGAGAAACCTATGAACATTCTCCAGCGTAATGAAGATTGGTTTGCAGATCGTGTAGGCAAAGTGACTGCAAGTCGTGTCAAAGATTTGAATGCGAAGCCTATGAAAGGAAAAGCTTTAAATGCATTGGGTTTAACTATTCTTGCTGAGCGTCTTACTGGTGTTCAAAAAGAAATCCCAACCAGCTATAGCATGCAGTGGGGAATCGATAACGAGCCTCACGCTATTGCAGCCTATGAAAATGAAACAGGTAACTTTGTAGTAGGAACGGGCTTAATTGATCACTCTTTTATTGAAATGTTTGGCGCGTCACCTGATGGGATTGTAGGTAAAGATGGGCAAATTGAAGTTAAGTGCCCTGACACAACAACGCACCTTAATACGCTTCTGACTAGAAAAGTGCCTGATGAATATATTCCACAGATCACCAGTCAATTGTCTTGCACTCGTCGTGAGTGGTGTGATTTTGTGAGCTATGACCCACGATTGAAAGCAGAACTTCAGATCATTGTTATTCGTGTATTTGCAAAGGATTTGGATATTTCTGGCATGGAATCTGATGTTCGAGCATTTAATAAAAACATTGATGAAGCAATCAAAAGCTTAGGAGTGGCGTGATGAGACTTTACTTAATCCCTTACGCATTACGAACCAGGTCTTATTTAATGATCGAGTTTAAAGAATGGTGCTTAAAAAAGAACTACGACATATCCAATGATTCTAATTTTAGCATCAAGAAGCCGAATGGTGTTGTTGGGCGTTCATTTAAAAATGATAAATGCAACAGAAACTTTTTATCAATATGTCGAGATTTTTTGATCAATGAAAAGGGTCACAAAATGATTGGTTGTAATAAGAGATAGGGTGGCGAGATGGAAATTAATCAATTAAAACCTGCTGAAATTGTGCGTGATGATATGGGCCAATGGATTCATCCCGAATATTGCGCATATATAAATGCAATGAGCGGAGAATCAGACTATTTCACTAAAGAGGAATGGGATCAGCTTAAGCAACATTTCAATATCGAAACCGTGACGATCTGGATGGAAGCAAGTGTTTCGCAAGATGATTGGGAAATAATGATGGATGCGTCTGATATTACAAAGTGGGAACCAATCGCACCGCATGGATTTTTCTTAATCGATATTGGGTTTGGCGAAGATGATGCTTGTGCGCTCTTTGCTCGTGAAATTCGTGAAGAAAGTGAGGTGGCGTGATGGTTGATTTAGAGAAAGAACATAACGAATTTTGTGAAAAATATCGCGTGCGTGAAAATGGAATTATTTTCTCAGCAGAATTAAATACATTTGATTTTGGCAATTTAAAGCAAAGCGCCAATAAAAGCGAAATCAATCTTTTGATTGAAGTGAGAAAAATGTGGTCTGCTTGGCTACGATGCGCCGAATCAAAACAAGTCGAAATCGACTCACTCAAAGCTGAAAACGAGGAACTTAAAACAGCTTATTCTGGTGTAAATGCAGCACTTCTCGAGCAATTAAAACTTAATAGCGACTTGCATGAGAAACTTCTAGGTGCAAGTGATGGCGAGTTTGTTGTGGTGCCGAGAGAGCCTACGGATAACATGATTGATGCTGCAAATGAATTTGTCAGTGAAGATTATTCTGATATGGAGGCGGCATACAAAGCCATGATCGAAGCAGCGCAAGGAGATGGGGATGAGTGAAAAAAAGCCCTATGTTGAAATCTATGCTAGTGAAGGCTATTCACTTCAAATGAATATCAACGATATATCAGATGTTTATTTTGTGATTCTGTTTTTGATGACAGCATTTATAAGAAAGTCGGATTCTGTGAGTGTTGTAGAAGAAGCTGAAGGAGGTTGATGTGAAAATTAGATTAGAGGAAATGACTCAACAAGATAAAGATGATCGTTTGAATCGGTTTCTAACTGCACCAGAGCAACAACTTTTCCCTCAAGAAGATGTTGCGATTTACTTAGCATGTTCAACACATACACTTCAAAGGCTGCGCTGCACCGGCGGTGGAATTCCTTACTCAAAAGTGGGTCGCAGCGTTGCATATAAGAAAGCAGATGTGCTCAGGTTTCAGCAGAAGCAAACAGTAATGAATACAGCTCAACTTGCTTCTTAGTCGAAGCAATTGAGCCTACCCTGATAAACAGCTTCGATATCATTCATTGCAAGCCGTAATTTTTTAATTGATACCTGAACATAACCACCAGTTACATCATTTTTTGCGCCCGACCTATGATTAAGTAGGCGCTTAATGGTGTATGGTCCATAATCAAGATTATTGCAAATAGTGGCGAATGTTCTTCGTAAGTCATGTAGTGAGATAGCAACACCTGTCTGTTCCGCAAGTGTTTTAAGCAAACCATGCGCACCAGATATATGTTTAGCTTTGGAAATCATGCTCGAACCCGGAAAAACGTACTCATTATTTTTTAATTCATAGCGCTGTTTAATGATTTCAAAAAGATGATCACCCATCGGTAGTAAGTGGTCATCCCCATTTTTAGGATCTTTAAAAACAAATAACCCTTTCTCTATGTCCACATTTTCCCATTTCAATGTTTGAGCTTCGTTGCGTCGGCAGCCTGTGTACATGATGAATAAGACCAGATCCCTTGTGGCATTCTTACTTGCATCCTCATACAAAGATCGTTCGGTATAGTAATTTAAGACCGCATTATAATAGGTATGAATGTTTGTTTCATCTAAGTGCCTCGTTCTTGCTTTAGCCCTATTCCATCCACGCTTTGCAGGAATCACATCAACCGGGTTTTGTTTAAGAATTGGATTTTCATCAGTTGAGCAATGGATTTGAGCGAAGCGCCAGATAGACCCGAACATTTTTAAAGTAAGGTTGGCTTGAGTGGGGCTATATTCGGTCAGTTTAATAAACCGGTCAAATACATCTTTTTTGTTGATTTCAAATATAGGTCGTTCTTTCCAGTCTGAAAGGAATGTGTTGATGCAGTGATTGTAAGTATTCACGGAAAGCGGCTTTAGCTTTCTTTGCTTTAGGTACATGTCGAAAGCCTGACTTAAGGTCATTTCGTTGTTTAAGGTATCTTTCTTTTTTTCAAAAACACCATTGGCAATTTCCGCTAAAACAGTTTGAGCCCTTTTTCTAGCTTCGAGCGGTGTTATTTCATTTGTTTTCCCGAGCGTAACTCTAAAGAGCTTGCCTTCATGTCTACGTTCAACAATATATGATTTGCTTTTTGTTGTGGCGCGGACTGCAAAACCAATTAGGTCTGAGTCGCGATAGATGGCTTGCCCTTTTTCAGTCAATACAATAGCATCAACATTAGACTTGTTGAGTTTCAT